TATGTTTTTTCTTCAATCATTTTATAAAGATTGTAAGTTACTTCCACATCTTGTTTACAATACTCTAACATCTCAGGTGTAAATGTTTTCCAATCAGTATCAAACTCAGCTTTATAGTTTCCTATTCTATTACCCCAAGCTTTTAAACTGTGTCTTCCAATACAATCTCTAGGAAAATCTTTACGTTGAAAATCTTTTTCTTTTACATCTGGAAACAACAATCTTGTTGCTACAAGTGTATCAAAAATTTTTGCCTCAGTTTTAAAGTTGGGATATAATTTTTTAATAACTGGAATATCAAACTTAATAATATTGTGTCCAATAATAACATCAGCTTTAGATAATTTATCTAATGCTTCGTCAACTGACAAAGATAATATCTTATTGTTATCTACATCTTTTAAAACAAGACAATGTATTTTAGTACACACATCAAAAAGACCATCTGTTTCTATATCAAAAATATATTTCATATTTTAATAACTTTCTTTTTAATTATATTTACACTTGGAATTGTTGTTACGTTACCCACGTCAGCTAAGGTGCCATCATCTTCAAAGTTAATATCACCACAAAGAATGTGCACATCTTTATCTTCTTTAATTAACCAACCTGTACTAACACAAATAGTTGGTTTACTTTGTCTAGCTTTTTCTAAAGTAGTCCAAGAAGCATCAGAGTTTATATCAACCCAATGACATAAAACAAATTTAGCGTCTAATACTTTTTTATTTATTGTAGGTAGTTTCATATTAATGTACGTGTTTGTGTAGTTTTATATCTACGTTCCATGCCGCGTCTTCACCATTCATAGCCAATGCCATAAGAGCATCTTGTATTAATGTAGCAGAACTTTCTTTAGCCACATCTATAACTACAGGTGTTGGACTATCTTTAGCTTTTTTAACTGCTGATAAAACGTAGAATGTCCAAGAGACAGTTTCATTTTCTGCTTTTCTTTTTCTTTTTTTAATTGTTAGATTAGAAGTCATCAACAGTCTCCGCTTGTACTTCTGATAAACAACCAGTTTCTAAATCATATCTAAGACTACATGCTTTACCAGTCTCACCACTAAATCTATTTTTCAATACATTTACTTGTGCAATATTATTTTCTGATTGTAAATCTCTGGACAAAGCTAATACCATGTCACTCAATTGAGCTATGGATTGACTTCCTCTAAGACTATTCATTGATACCTGAACGCCGTCTTCATAACCTTTGTTACCATCTTTTGTTCTTGATAAATGAGATACTAATATTAAACCAATACCAGTTTCTTCTACCAATGTTCTTAACTTAGAAACAAAATAATCTATAAGTTTACGTTCATCATTTGTATTAGCATCACCTAATGCAGACAAAGCCATGTGTAAATGGTCAAGAATTACATAATCTACATTACATGCTTTAGCTAAATATCTTATTTTAGAGAGCAGGTTATCTGCAACTGTTGAACCAAAATGATTGTAAAGATAAAAGTTGCCACTGCCCACAGTATTGTTAAACGTTTTAAATAAGTCTTCTTCACTAATACCCTCTCTTGTTAAATGTAATGGTTTTTTTAATTCAACACCCATGATACCAAGTGCACTACGTTTAATACTTTCTTCTAATGCAATGTAACCTACAGTGTAATTATTTTTTAATAAGTTTAATGCTACATGTCTACAAAAACTAGATTTACCTACACCACTTCCGGCAGTGATAGTAACTAGCTCACCTTTACGTAGTCCATGTGTTTTTATATTTAAACAATCAAATGGATATGGAACTGTAACATGATTATCTTCTTTTTGTATTTCATTCCATAAATCTGAACCCAATACTATTCCATCAGGTCTGTAAGGTTTACTTGACCAGATACAATCTGTTAACTCTTTAGCTTTATTAGCTAATAACATTTCGTTTGCATCCTTTAATGGTATTGTACAAATCTTAGCTTTGTTAGGTGAAAATAATTTAGCACATTCTAACGCCGCTTTCTGTCCGTGTTCATCTTGGTCAAACAAAAGAACTACTGTCTCAAATCTTTCAAGCCATTCTAATTCTTTTTGTATATCTTTTTTGGCACCTTGTGCGCCTGTCTTAATACTTACTACGGGAAATTTATTTTGATTTATTCTTGATACTGATAAAGCGTCTATCTCACCTTCAGTTATGATACACATTTTACCACCGTCACGCCACAGGTGTTGTCCAAACAAGCCTGCTTTTTTTGCGTCACCTAACCACTGAAATGTTTTATCAGGGTATCTTAATTTTTGTGCTACTAATTGTTTATCTTTGTCATAGTAGTTTGCAATCTGACATGGTCTACCAAACCATGCACCGGTTTGATAATTAAATTTTTGTGCTGTGTTAAAGTCAATATTTCTTTTTGATAATGCAGATACATTACCTGAAATAAAATCTTTACTTGGTTCTTGTGTGTTTGTTTGTTTGTTCAAGTCTTCTACTCCTTTTTTTAATGTGTTACATGAAAAGCAATAAGTGTGTCCATCATCATAGACAGAATTAGCGTCACTAGAACCGCACTCATCACAATGTGAATGATATAAAAACGTACTTTCAGTATTTTCCATAAAATTTTTTGCCTTAATATTTTGGGTTTAACCTACTGAGTATTTCTACCCAGTAGGCAACAAACAAACTATGTCAGCAATTCTTTTACATCAAACTGCGGACATGAGGAGTTAGTCACATCTCTATGACCAACAACTTCAACCTCTTTGTAATCGGCTTTTAAAACATCTATGAGTTTAACTAAACTCTCATATTGTTTGAAAGTAAAATTACAATCAGGTTGTCCATCAACATTCTGTCCACCAACTAGACAAATGCCAATAGAATTTTTATTAGACAAGACAACATCTGTTTCAATATGTGCGCCGGCTATCATTATGTCGCGACCGTCTTGTACAGACCCGTCTCTTTTAATAACTTTATGAAAAGCGCAAGAGAATAAACCCTCTTTTCTATGTTGCTTGTCTAAATCTTTAACATCTAAATTTTGTGTAGGATTTGTATTTGTTGAATGGACAACAATGTATTTAGTTTCTTTTCTTAAATTGTTCATAACCATTCTTTCGGGACATGTTTGTCTGCATACTTAAAACCGTATTTATCACACCACATGCCATATGTTGTTTTTGATTTTTTACTTATTCTTGTTTTTGAATTACTAAATATAAATCTAATATCTAGCTCAGGATGCTGTTCTTTTATAAGACGCATTTTCTGACGGTCTTGAGAAGTAAAGTAACCTTTAGTCTCAATGTAAATGTCAGACTGAACTAGATAAAAGTCAGGTGTGTATGTGTGCACCTTTTGTGGTTTAACATAGTTAAGTTTTGTTTCTTCAAACTTATATTGAATGTTTTTAGTATCAAGCTCAGAAGCAATTGCTTCTTCTAAGCCTGACCTAAAACCATAACGTAAACCAACTTGTTTAGAAGTCAGCTTCTGCGCTTTCTTCTTGTACCACATTTGTGTTTACACTTTCTGGAGCTTCGTAGCCACCTTCAACTTTGTCAAAGCCGTAGCCTTCAGCATTGCCGGCACCACCTTCAACTAATTTAGTTATTTGCACTGCTCTTAATCTCAGACTTACGCCTGCGCCTGCCATTGCAGTGAACCAGTGAACTAACTCAGCGCTAACTTTCATCTCACTACCAGACCAAACGTTAGCATCAATTAAAGGTTTACCAGAGCTATCAAATAAAGCTACTTTAAATGGAATAACTTTTCCATCAGCAGAAATTATTTGTGCTTTTCTTTTAAACTTAAAGATAGTGTTTCCAGTAGGTTTACCGTTTTCATCTACCTCTTCTTCATACGGAGCGTTAGCTTGTTTAACAGCTTTGCCTTTATTTTTTTCTTTGGCAATCTCAACACTCTTTTTAATTTCTTCATCAATCTGTTTAATCAATGAAGAAGCCTTGTCAGTAGGCACTACAAGATTTACTTTGTAATGTCCATCTTTGTCAAACTTAGTATCAGGTTTTGTTAACCATGCATACTGTGACACGCCTTCAGGACTTACAATCTTAACATAATTATTTTTCATATGTGTTTCTCCATTCTACTATGGGTACTTTAATGCTATGCAAAAAAGAACTCACTGTCCCGCAATTGTTGAATATCCAAATCACCTTTGGCGGGAGCTTCAGGTAATTTGTCGTGTAACTCTGGTGGTAATTGTCTAAGAACGTCATTCCTAAAATCTTCTAGTATGTCATTCTTAGTAAACATCTCAATAAAAGCTTCTCTAATAGATTTATTAAGTGTTTCAACATCACCGGCTGTTGTGCCAAAACTATCATGCACGTTACAAAAATTAGTAATACCATTCTTGTATGCAGTGTTAACAGTTTTCATCATAGCGGCACTGTCTACTGAGTGAACAACATTAGGAGCCACTCCATTGCCCATTCTCAACTTGTCCGTCAAGTCAGTCTCTGTGTTAATTCTAGGTTTGATAACTTCACCCATCAACATAGCTTTAACTCTTTTAGACTTCATTTCAGGATATGACTGATAAACAGGAAAGCCAACAGGTGTTACCCAGTGCACTGGAAGTTGTTCTTTAGCAACTATCCTAGCAATGGTTTGTAAGTAATCCATACCAATTCTTGCAGACTTCAAATTATCACCAATACTGTCCCATATGACAGCCGCTAGATAACTAGCCGGTTTGAATATCTCATCTTGAAATGGATGGTTTTCACCTTTGTCTTTACGTTTAGTTAAGTCTTCAATTACAAAGTCTGTACATGAATATCTAGTTGAACCATAACAGATAGTCATAATACTTCTTTTAGTAGTTGAACGTTTAACTCCATAGTCTAACCACAACTGAGCAAAAGGTTTATTTTCTTCTGCATCTTTTTTTAATTTCTCAATAACTGCATTAGCAACTAATTGGTAAATGTCTTGTGGTGTATCACTAGGTAAACAATTAACTAACTTACCTGCTTTACTGTCTCTTAACATTAAAGAATAAATCTGTAGACCATTACAAGAACCGTCTACGTTTACAGGAATATGAGAGACAAATCCATATCCTTGTTCTTTAAATCTTTTCCATTCATCACAAAAAGATAAAAATTGAAATGGATTAGATGCATCTTCCCATTGTCTATTTGACATTGGGTCTTCAGCGCATTTGATAATCCAAGCTTCATTATCTTCAGTCCATTTAACACGGTCACTAAAAGATATTTTATCTTGACCGTACATATTGGCACCATGCACAGCTAACCAGTAATCACCTTTGTTTTCTTTTGTGATTGCTTTACCTTGTGCAAAAGACAATAAAGCTTTAGCACCACCAATAGACTGATAGTTTAAAAACGCCGGCACACAATAAGCTCTGCCTCTAAAGTCTAATTGTAATGGAAAATATAACGTTGCATAATCTTTAAACTTTTGTGCAAGCCATATAATTTTAGCATACAGTAAACGTTTAGAAAACATTCTAGCATTTTCTGTGTGAGCCATTACAGCTTTTCTTTTCCAGTCTCTTCTACTTTCAACATTAGTTTCAATGTCATGTGGTTTGTTTGGAATATCATAATTAGTGTTAGGCGGCATACCACCAACAGCTAACCCTTTGTCCCACGCTTCCTGCATAACACGTAAAATAAATGTGTTAATCTTAAACGGTGTAGCCTGCATAGTATTAACAGCATCATACACTTCAGGCATGTCATAGTTTTCTAACTCTTTTTTGTATTTCTTGTTTTTTTGTTTAACAAGCTCAAGCTCAGGTAACTCTTTAGTCCAATAGCCACCACCTACAACTGTACTCCATAACTTCGGCGGCATAACTGTCGGCAAGTACTCAGGATTAAGTAATTCATTAAAACTATTTCTATTCTTAATCCATTCTCTAGTAGTCTCTGTTTGTTTTATGATTTTAGCTTTTTTATGTTTTACAGTCTCTGTGCTTATCTCAATTAAACCTGTAGCATAAATCATAAGCTCAACTAATCTAAGTCCTACATGTAATTTAACAGGTGTACTCCATTCTTCCCATCTCATTACCTCATCACGCTTAGCGCTCTCTCTTAGTTTTCTTCTTTTGTAAGTGTAGTTAAAACTTCTTTTATCTAAATCTTGTTTAACTGTTTGGTACAAATCAGGATTTAAAAATTTAAAATTTCTAAGACTAATCTCAGTTTCAACTTTACCGCCCAATGATATGCACGTTGCGGTTAATGGTTTGTATTGTGTAATTGTATTGATTATGTGTTTACCAGTAATTAAAGCTAATATTTCAGGTTCTACTTCACACATTTTCAGGAAGGCAATAGATGGTTTACCTATTGTTTTTTGTGATTGTTCCTCTACCCATTCAGCAATAGCTTTTGCTAAAGGTCTTATAGTGTTTGCTACCATTACTTTCCCGTAGCTAGTAACACTTTCTTCTTCTCGTTCTATATGAGATTGAAGCCTTTTATTAGTCCTATTAGAACCTAAATTCCTCATCTCTTTTTCATGCTCTACTTCATCTTTATAAGTAGGCATACTCTCAATCAGTCTTGCCATATGTCTAACTCCTTAATTATCTGTGGGTTATGTTTATAATATCTACTATGGGAACCTTAGTCAGGCTCCCTAGTAGTAACTTGAACTTCATTAGTAATAGCTAATAAAGGCGGTTGTTTTGAACCTAGTATTTTTTCAATAAACGTAGCTGCCCTGTGTGCTATTTGGTTTGGTGTCATTGCATCATAAGCTTCTAAAGACTGTGTCTTTTGTAAAAACAATATGATTTTCTTTTTAAGCTCCCAGTTAACATGTACATCTTTGTATTGTTTAAGCTCACTGTTTCGCAATAACACTGTATTTCTTAACTCAGCCATATCCTCAAACCAACCAGTAACTTTAGTTTTTAAAGATATAAGCTCAGCTTCTAACTTATTATTTTTATCTATTAGATGTTGTATTTGTTCTTTGTCTGTCATTTTTATTAGCCTCTTGTATTTGTTTGATTGTCTTGCCGTCTAGTTTAGTACTTAAAGCAAACGGATTAATAGTATCAGCATTTTTATTGTGTGTATTATTTTCTTTTAACGTAAAAATAAGACCACAAACAACGCCGCCTAGTATTATTACTTGCCCTTCTAATGGCAATTCTATAAATAGTTCAATCATAATTATCCTTTGGTTATAGTTGATTGTAACAGACTAAAGCCGGATATACCGGCTCTAGTTTCGCTCAGTAAGAGCTCATCAGTGTTACTAGTCGTATTGATGTTGTTTTAATTCAACATTTATAACAATGTCAGAACAACCATGAGTTTCGTTAATATCTCTAAGTAAATTTGCAAACTCTCTTAATTGAATACCATCAACGCTATGCACTTTTACTTTCTCAACATTTTTTTCATGTTTCTTTTTTTCTCTGTTATATTTATCGCCAATTACAGTTATATTATACTCATCTATATACATATTAGTTACCTCTTATTGTTTGTTTTAGTTTATTAAATTTAGCATCAAAGTCAGCCTGTTTAATTTCGCTGTCAAATTTGCTACGCTCAGCATTTATATCAACACCCGCCGGCTCGTCAATTCTAAGACCAGAATTATTAAACCATTTACCAGTACTTGTTAAAAAGTAACTTTTTTTATTTGATTTAACCTTCTTAATCTTACAATTTTCAATTGTGCCATCAGGTTTTAAGACATAAGGTGTTTTATTAAACGTTTGGTATATACGGTCAACCCAACGCTCATTAATAAAGTTAGAAATCACAACGTTAGCCATTAGTGACCCGCCTTTGTATAACCGTTGTTTAGTTTGCTTCGCTCAATTAGTCTAGCGTTACGGAATAAAGTTTCCTCATGCTCAACTTTTTTGCGCAAATAATTATATATTATTTTATATATTATATTCATAACAATTAACCTTTGTTTGTTTGTTTAAGCTTTCTGAGCTCATCAGTCACCGCATAACGGTGAGACAAGGCGCCTGAGGTGCGCCCTGTTTCGCTCTGTGTTTATTATTATATTTTTAACAATTGTAAACTGTCCGGCAACATCTCATCAAATTTTATAATGTCCGGTACAGTGTTTGTCTTTGGTCTAATATAACTTGAGTTTAACCAGTATTCACGCTCAACGCCGTAAATGTCTTTAAGTTTTTGAAAGTCAGTATAACTTAAACGCTTCTTTTTAGCTTCAGGTGTGCCGCCGTCAATCCATGTTAAGTGACGCCCAGTAGTAACAGACCAGACATTCTCACACACATGCAACACGTTAAACGGGTCTCTAATAGCTACAGGCGTCACGTATGAATAATAAACTGTTACGCCGTTTGAGACACAACTATATAGATTTTTAGTACTTCTTAGGTAATGTTTTTGTAATGACATAATCATCCTTTGTTTGTTTGTTTGTGTTACGTTATTGTAACAGACTAAGCGGCAAAGTAAAGCGCCGCCTAGTTTCGCTTATTAAAAGCTCATCAGTGTTACTAAAACCTAGTATCTAGTATTGTTGCTTTGTTATTAACAGAATAAAAAACCGCTTCTTGTTTGGCTCGCTTACCATGTTTAAAGCATATGTGTTTTAATATGTTAATATTACGCTGTGAAGCTTTAAAAGCAACTTTTATTATTTTGACAGGCTCGCTGTATAACTTACCGTTAGCGTTAACCCATGAGCCGTGACCATCATACGCTGTACAGCCGCCAAACCGCTCGCACAGCTCACGTTGAATTAATAACGGCGCCATAAGTTTGGCACCGTCATTGTCATGTGTTGGAAAATTAATTTCCGCTATATCTAAATTGTTAGGCATATTAATTAAATCCATCCTTCCTGAGCCGCTTCTCTAAGCATCTCAATTTTTTTAACTCTGTCTTTTTCTTTAGCATAGTTTGCTAAAAAAGTTGCTTTGTTAACACTGTCTTTAAACTTATCCGCTTGATGTTGTGCTAATATAGCTTTTATAGCTTTTATTTGTTTTACCATGTTATAACCTCAGTTTGTTTGTGTGTTGCTGTTTCGCTTTTTAAAGCTCATCAGTGACGCTCACAGCGTCAGACAGCAAGCGGCGCCCTGAGACGCCGCCGTCAAGTCTAATCAAACATTAAATTATTGCTATCAGTTAATGTTGCTCTGTCGTTGAAATCTTTAAGCCATTCTAACAAGCTTAATTGATTTTCAGGTCTGTTGCTGTTTTTGTATTGTTCTCTAAAAGTGTGCAACAAGTCACTTTTAGATGTTTTAAAGTAAAACTCAGTAAAGCTGTTATGTACATAAACAGCATTAGCTTTTTTAATCTTGTTAATAATTAATTTTTTTAAATCTTGTTTATTCATAGTTAACCTCAGTTTGTTTGTTTCGCTATTCTGTAGCTCATCAGTCATATTGATAATATGAGACAAACAATGGTTTGTTTGTACTGGCTCAAGCAATCACACTGAAGCGCTAGACCGGCTCGCCGTAAGGCTGTTGCGGTGTCCGACTTATTTGGGGCTGTCACACCCGTGTAACCTCTATGCTTCTGAGGCTGTCAGAAACTTTTTAAAGTTTAAGCTTAAACCTTCTGTCACTGTTGTTAGCACTTGGTAAACATTTAAAAAATTGAACATATAAACGTTATACACTAAGCAAATTTAATTAGTAATGTTATTTTTGCATAACAGCTATGCATCATATGCATGACTAGAAAAAAACAGACACTACTTAATAATGTCTATTCTTAGTAATTACTATAAGTAAGTACATACACACAGTATACCTAAGTATACACCTAAGTATAGACCTAAGTATTACCCTAAGTATACCCAGTGTATACATACATCCTTATTACTACCTATACTATACACATAGTGTGTAAACCTTTGTTTATATCTTATACGGGAACCTTAGTCATAGCCGTGTGTATTCTGTGTGTGTGGCTCGGTGTATGCTTTGTGTATGCT